CTTGTCTAATTTGTTTTGGGCTTGTTAATCCTTGAGAAAGAGCTGAGTTCATTCCCCTAACATTAAATAAAATACTTTCATCAATACCTAATTGTTTACTTGCAATTTCCTCTAATGTTTTTTTTCCTGTTTTTTGTTCTTCAAGTAATTTATTCATCTCGGTTTGAGTAATATCCGCTAATTTCTTAGTATATTCATCACCCTTTTCATTTGTAAGTTTAACTTCATACTCACCACCTTCACCCATTTTTGCAATATTAGCAAGATATTGTTTATCTTCCTCCTTAACATTTAAACCTGCCATGTTAACCGCAGATAATCTTTGGTCTAACTCCGCAGCAGCAAGACCCATTTTAGATAAAGAACCCTGAGTTAATCCCGCTTCTTTCTCCATCTCTCTTAATGTTAAAACACCTTGAGGATTAATTTTAAAAGTTTTTGTTTTGTCATCAAAATACGTAAATTGTTTTGAAATATCGGCCAAACTATCCTGTAATCCTGATGGGTCATTAATAGATAAATTCATCAATTGGAATGGGTCTACCAAATTTCCAGCTGAAACACCTAATCGTTGGAAGGCAGATGCGACTTCAATTGCTCCGTCCGGAGAAATAACTTTTTCCGCTAACGCAAATGTCTCTCTCATATCAAATCGCAACATTGATGCTTGTGCTGCCATTTTTGTTAATCCCTGAACACCACCTTCAAATTGGTAACGATTTATTTGAGCCATATTAGCCACAACATCTTTCATAACCAATTTAGTATTACCACCAATACTTTGGATATAATTAATAGAATCTTCTAATTGTTTTCCAACTTGTTCAATCCCAACACCAATATCTAAAAATGAAGTACTTAAACTTTCAGCACTACCCTCAATCAATTGAGTTGCAGCATAAAGTTTTTCTACATCTTCGGTATTTGCAATAACATTACGTCTTGACGCTTCAGCAATACCTTGCATTGTAGTTTGAACATCCGTAATTGAACCTCCTAAACGAGCAACTCTTGGAGCTGCATCTGAAATCGCTTTGTATGTTTCTGAAAGTCGTTCTTGTCCTTGTCCAAAAGTTTTATTAAGTTCGACTTGGGCTTTAGTTGTATCTACAATTGTATTTGTTAATGTTTCAAAAGTAACTGTTGCCTCTTTAGCTAATTTTTGAGTAAAACTTAAATTTTGTATAGTATCTGCCGTTGTTGCCATAATTTGAATGGTGTTTTAATATAAATACAAAAGGACTGAGTTTTCAGTCCTTTGTGTTATCTTCTAACCACTTATCTAATAAATATTTTCTAACAAATAGTGGCATTGATTGAAAATCTTGATAAGTTATGTTCATTAATTTGTTCAAATAGTAGAATTCGTCTATCTGTCCTTTTCTATAATCAGAAGAAAGGACGAAAAAAGTCAACCCCAAATCCGACATTAACTGTCATCTTTTCTCCTGATGGGGTATTTACAACTTTACTTAAATCTAATCTTGGTTCATTATCATTCATAAATTTTCTTATGAATTTTGAATCCAAAATTGGCATTTGTTCAACAAATTTTGATATTTCTGCTTTATCGGTACTTCCATTTACCTCTATAATTTCTTTTTGTAATCTCCAAGTAACTTTTGGTACCACTCTTCCTTTAGGGTATGAATCTTCCAATTTACTTATTTCTAAAACTTCTCCATAAGTTAATGGTTTTAACTTAATAGTCACCTGTGATTTTGGTAAGTTAGTAATAAAAGTCCCATCTTCGTTAGGTGTTTGACCATTAATAACATTTAACTCATCTAAAAGAACTGTTGCTTGAAATGGTTTTTTATTTGAGGGGTCAATTAGATTCAAATTAATCTCAGGACCAAAACCGGTATTCCTTAAGAATATTAAAATTGCCTCAACATCACCCTCCAACATATCTTCAACCCTAAGGTCCGGTTCATAGATTTTACTTCTTAATAGTGTTGTGGTCATATCATTTCCACCCGCCATTAAAATATTCTCATCATTCGCCGTTAGATAACCTACCTTGATAGATTTCTTTTTATTTTTGTAAAACACTCCTCCCGATGGTAGTGGTACTACATCGTGTGGTAACGTAAAGTTTTGTTGTCCGTATTCTATTGCTTGATTTTCCATATAAAAAAATAACCGTAAAGTTTATGTCTTTACGGTTAAATATAATTAACATTGTTTTTTTATAAAGACAATCTCTGTCTTAAATCAGAAATAACCCATTCTGGTCTTTCATTAATATCTTTTTCCCAATATCGTATTAATATAATGTTATTATTAATACATAACTCATCTTTATATTTATCATTTTGTTTTGTTAATTTTTGTGTTTCATAATTGACTTCTCGGTGTTTTGAATCGGGATTACAATGATAAAAATCACCGTCCACCTCTATTAAAGTATTATGTTTTTCAAGATAAAAATCGAATAATCTATGTTTATATTCATACTGATACTCAAAATTAAGATTAATTAATCTTAAAATACTTTCAAATTTAGTTTCAATCCCACTAGGTTTCTTACTTAATTTTGATTTTAACCAACTAACTCTTCGTTTAGACGCATTTTCTTTTAATTTAGGATTATCTTCATATCGTTTTTTTTGAGTAATAGATAATTTTATTTTTGACTCTTCTGTTTTTGGAACACCTTTTAATGATTTAGAAATTTTTTTACCTCTTTCCTTATCATTTCTCAATTTTTCTTTAATACCCTCAATTTTTTTTATTGTAATTTCTGACTTATCTTCCCACCATCCAACATACTTACCTTCTTTCCAATTTTTCTTTTGAGTTTCTATTGCCTTTTGATGTGTTTGAGGGTTTTTATGAAAATTATTTTTACCAACAACTCTATTGTGATGACCTCTAATAAATCTTGAAAACCCCTTACCTATTGAAATGAATGGAGGTATTCCATCACACCCACACTCACATTTAGGTAATATACCTTTTAAAACATATTCAACATAAATTTTATCACTACTTAAATTATGTTTTTGAACTGAATGAACCCTTAATGATTTAATACCATTAAATTCTTTTTCACATATATTACAAACAAAAATTCCCATATAAATAAATATATGGGAACTTATCAATATTATCAATGATTAGATATATTTTACTATTAAAAAATCAATAAACTAATACACATCTATCCATACGAAGTGATGCAGTAATGTCCGCAAGAGCATCAGTATTGTATGCCAACGAACCAAAGTTTACTCCTGTTAAGAATGTACCATATAAAATCCATTTCTCAACAACAACTCCTGTTGGGTCTAACATTTCAAGGTCAATATCTTTTTTATATCCCGCAGCGTAACCCATACGACCTGTAACAGATTCAGCATGTAAACGAACCCATTCCATTAATGCTTGAGATGCGGATGGTCCAATCGGGTCTCTAAATTTAACAGAAATTTCGTCCCAATTAAATCTACCAGCAACATAAGTTGATGTGTTTAAAAATTGAATTTCAGTAGATGCAATTTTAATAGAAGGTCTTGAAGCACTCTCCACGAACCATTCGTTAATTCCTAAGCTTGATGGAAACCTTAGTATGAATCGATTCTGTCTTTTCGGTTCGTAAGGAATCGGCATTTTCATCAATAAATCAGCCATATTATTTTAAATTAGTTTTTCTTTGTTTATTATCATAAATATATCCAAATGGAAAATATTTCTGTTGACTTTCCGAATTTAATTTATTATCATTATAATCCAGACTAGTTTATTTAATTCTAGTTATTTTAACTAGTTTTTAATTATTTATTTAATTCTAGTTCTTTATAACTAGTTAATATTCTTTTTTTATTCCTCCTGCCGTTGAATAAGTTTTAACAATATTACCAGGCTTATTTTTAAAATGTTTTTTCATAACCTCAACATTTCGTATATCATCATCGGAAAATCCAATTGTTGGTTTTGATGGAATAAAATTATTACTCACGTCTTTTTTTAGAAAAGCTCTTTTATCTAAATCAAACGATATTTCCTTAATGTAATCTACAAACTTATCCATAGCACGAACTTTGGCTTCTTCGGGATTTGCGGCACCTTCCACGTCATTATATGATACGGGATGAAACCTACACATATCCAAATAAGTTTTAATTAATTCATCATCACTCATTTCATCGTCACCTGCAATACTTCTATACTTTTTAAGGTTTTTAATCAATTCGTTTTTATCAATACCTTTGAACCCTTCAATAATGTAATTGTAAACAGCTTGTTTTAAGGTGTTAGGATTGTGTCCTCGAGCAGTTATGATGGAAAAGATAGAACCTCCGTTAATAGCTTCTCTAAAGTCGTCAAACGCTGGTCCTATTTTAGCTCTCATTGCATCAATTAAAAAGTCTTTATCTCCCGGTGTTTGGAAATTTATAAAAGGTTCTTCACCATATCCTATAACAGTCTCACCATTATATTCAAAAGGTTCTTTACCTAACTGATGTCTATATTCCGCAAAATCATCAGTACTCATTCCAATTTCGTCACCGTCCTCAGTTTTAACCATAATTTTGGTTGGCATATGAACAATATTATCATCCCAGTCGAATGCATAATATTTCATATCAGGGGTACCCTGTTCATTAATTCCTTCTTGTAATGTTATTTTTTTCATAATTGGCTAAAAAGTGGGGACGTATCCCCACTTATGGTTTTTATTAAATATTTTCAAACGACGCTCCTGTTGGAGTGATAAAGAATTCAATATCGATGAACTCTAAAGCTTTCGTTGGTTTTAAATAAATTTTACCTGTTAATGTATTTCTATCTAAATCCTCAGGAGATGATGAAACTGTTACACGGAAATCGTATAAACCTCTATCTCTTCTAATTGAATCTAAAATTGGATTAACACTATCTAAGAATTGTTGTCTAACGATTTGGTCGTTTTGTTCAAACAATAATCTCACCGCCACCGCTGAAATCAACTTACGAGCTTGAAGTAATAATCTTCTTACGTTCAATCTATTAAGTGCTGTATCGGCAATTTGTAATGTTTTATTACCCCAAATAACCGTACCCACATCAGAGAAAGTAGCAATAGGATTAATTCTACCTTGGTACAATGTGTCTCTATCTTCTTGAGTTAATTTAATTCTCGCTTTTACTGAATTCACAAGACCTCTTGTATAACCCGCAGATGCGAACCATGGAAAAGCAATGTTGTCTGTTAATGCTAAGTTTCTACAAACCTCACCTGTCGCCGGTAAATAAATTTGTGTATTATTTACAGTGTCTCTTGTTAAAATCCAAGGGTAGTAAGTTGCGGTATAGTTAGAGTCGATTCCTGTATTATCTAAGTTATCAACAGCTTCTTGAGAATAAATAATATCTTGAGGATTTGTTGAATCCGGTGTATACATGTTGTAATCAGGAGTTGTTGCAATATAAACTGAATCCGCTCTTTGGTATTGAATCATGTCAATAGCTTCTTCTACTAAGTTAGAGTTATTGATGTAGTCAATACTTGATGTTGCAAACACATTAATGTTTGTTGCCTCAGGATTGCTAAATGTTAAAATACCAAGTAAATAAGCGTAGTAATCAGTGTTTGCGAAATCTTGAGTATTGTTTCCAACAGTAATTCTTTTGAATAAACCACTTCCTGTCGCATTTGGGTATCTTGTTGAAGATGACGCTCCTGCTAAGAATCCTGATTGACCTAATTGAAATCTATCTTGATTAGTTCTAAATTCTCTATAGATGTCCCATCCATCAAATCCTCCCGCAAAACATACAGTATATTTTCTTGAGTAGATGAAGTAGTATGGGTTCTCTTGAGTGTCTGGGTCTGTTCTAAATTCAGCTGTACCACATTCAAATGCGGTTTGACCACTAGTTAATGAACTATTTGAAATAGTAACTACAGTAGCACCTGAATCCATGTGGAAACCTTTACTTACATAATTCCAAGACGCTCCTTCAATTGGTTGTGGTGCAACAACCCAATTAGCAGGATTTTGTTTACCTTTATAAGTTAAGAATGACTCATCAATACCATATTGAGTTGAAAAACCTAAATAAGTTCTTCTAACAATATCACCCGGAGATTCCACTAAATTTGAACCACCTGTTGCGGCTCCAAATGGTGGGTTAGCAATTGTTTCACCAGGGAAGAAATATTTTGTTTTGAATTTTGGAACTGGAGATGGGTTTAAAACTGTATCGTATTCTCTTTGAGTATACCCCTCAAATCCACAAGGAATTGCATCAATCGGTGCCTCATCAGACATTTCAATCATTACATATTTTGAAAGTAATGCGTATTCTCCGTTTGTTGAACCTATTTTTTTAGCAACAAAGTTATTAGAGTTAGAGTCCATATTACAGTTAGTGAATTTTTCAATAACAACAGGGTTAGAATCTGTATCAAAGAAATTTCTTACTAACACATCAAAGGTCATATTATTAAATGATAAATTAGCAATTGACACTTTAACTTCTAAGTTTGCCGCATCTCCATCTGAGATTGAAACAAATTTAAATAATTTATAAACTTTATTACCTCTTAATTCTGAAACTAAATAAGGTGTACTTGGTGATTGATATTGTCCTACATTATATGCTATTGACGAAGGGTTTTCACTTTTAGCGTTCGGTAATGCAACTAATTCAGGGTTAATACCTTTAATGTATCCTTGGTTATAAGCGTATGCCAATGAACTAGGATAAATCTCTTCAACAAATAAAGGAACCTCATTTCTTGATTTTCCAAAATTATCAACACCCAATACTTTAGTTATGAATTTAGAAGAAGCTGCTGATAAATTAGCTTCAAAAGTAAAATTATCACCGTCTTTAGTTACACCTGATAATCCAAATGATGCGTATGGGTTTTTATCAATTTCAACATATTGGTCAGTTGACAACAATGTAACATCCGTTAATCCACTTACTTCATAAATTGGTCCGTGATTATCACTAGTTGAACTATTAGTGTATAATGAAATACCTCTTGAACGAAGAGTTGCAACAACCATATTATTATATTCGGTGTAAGCCGTTCCAGTAAAACTGTAATATTCTCCTGAAATTGTTCCTGAAAAACTATCAGTTACACCCGTAACAATTGAATCAAATACATAATCAAATGAATAACCTGAATAAGAATTATTTGTATAATTATTAAAGTTTGCGTAGTACCAAGAATCATTTGAATCGGCAGTTAAATCATTGTCCACTAAATCAAGACTATCAACACCATAAGCATTTACCACAGTACCATATTGACCTACCAAAGTATAATAATCACTTTCAGGTATTGAACCATAAGCAATTGCGGTTGTTGCCGATAATGTTGGGTCACCTACTAATGTTAAAATAGTATTTGTTATATCGGTATTATATGTTGATGTACTACCGTCTGAAAGTCTGTATTGTGTGTTTAAATTTGCTTGAACCGCTGTTGGGAATGAACCACTAACAAAACTAACAGTTCCTGCACTTATTGAACCTGTAAAAGATACAGACCAAGATGTTGCACCTGTTGGACTTTGATTTATTGTTGTAGGGTCAACATTTGCCGTAACTCGAATACTCCAAGACGGTCCCGCATCATATCCTGATAAACCTAAGATTCTTGTAACAAACAATTGATTTGATTGTTGCAAGTAAGATTTAGCAATGTATGCCGCTTCATATTTAGGGATTTGTGTGTTAACAAATTTTGTTGGTTCCGTTCCTCCAAAAAAGGCTTGGAATTCGTCGTAGTTTGTTATAAATACCGGTTCAAAAGCGGGACCTTTTAAAGTCTCACCAACTAAACCTAAGGTAGTAACACCCACACTTTGTGCTACGAATGATAAGTCAGTTTCTGAAGTGTATACACCCGGTGAAACGAAAACTTTTTGATTTGCTTGTGCTGTTGCCATTATCTAATTATTCTATTGTAGATTTATTTTATAGATAAATATTCGATAAAATATCAAAAAACTTTACTTTTGAATATCTATTTGTAAAGAGTATGAATAAATTCTACCTTTTTTCTACCTATGAAACAGATAAAAGAAATCAAGAACATTAAAATAGACCCCGCCGTCCATGAGATACTCAAAAAGTACTGTGAAAAACGAGGATTAAAAATTTATAAGTTTTTGGAAAAATTAATCGTAGAAACTTGTAAAGAGAAGAAAGATGTATATGGGGAAGACTAAACTAATAGGTTATTAAACTGTATTGTTGATTCTAAATCATCATCAGTTTTAACAACATCGATTCGTAAAATATCATTAGTTGTTATTTGAATATTTTGAACATCGGTACCAAAATAATCACCATTTATATAAACATCATATGACTCAACATTAGACCAAGTTCCGAAAGAAAGATTCGCAGTATATGAAACAATATCAGTTAATGTATCATTCCCAACAACAAATAAATAATTTTCTAAAAACTCATTAGGGTTCTTAGGATATTTGTCTCTTTTTTTACCATTTCCTGTTCCGGTTAATTCCATAAGTTGGGTTACTCTCGCAATTGCAGGTTTAACCTCAAATTCTTCTTCATCAATTAAATAACCTAACATAGTAAAGTCGTAAGATTGAACATAATATTTTCTTGACTCTAAACTCATTTGTGATTCGTCAGATACGTTATTCATAACAATTGGAACATATTGACCCTTAATAAATGTATAAGCTTGTCTTGATGAGAATTTCTGCATAATCACTTTATTTAACTGATTAAGTTCTCTCATTCTATTACAAATGATTTTTACACTATAATTTATATCTACGGGAACCGGTTGAGGTATTGTGTAAATATCCATACCTTGGACATTTCCATTCCAAGTCGGAACAGATGCGTAATAAAATTGTTTTCTATCAGGAATTGTGTATTGTAATGATGGATTGGTTCCAAACTTAACTTCGGGACTTCTAACCACTGTGATAAAGGGCGGGGAAGGATTATAATCTAAATCCACAAATAAGGCGGTCTCAACATATTGAGTCCAGTTTTGTGTTGTTATTATAATATCCACCATTGGAACTGTTTTTCCTGCGGTGATTACCTCTAAATCATTTTTAACAAAATCTAACATTCCTCTATCCAAATCAGCATGCAACACCGATTTAGGAAGATATGTACCATCCTCGTTGATATATTCTAATAATTGTTCTCTGCGAGCAGACAAGGTCTTTTTTGGAACTAAAGGTAATGTTGGTATAACTTTTTTTGGTAATGGCATATTAAATATTTTTTTTTAATCATTCTCTAAATCCCACATACCATTTCCCATGTCGGTTCCTTTTTCTCTAATCGATTGAGGTACTTCAACATTTGGACAACCTCTTAAATTAAGGAACAGTAGAGATGGTAAGTTTGAAATACAATCAGGAATTGAGTTAAGTTGTGTGTTGTTACTTAAAGTTATAAACCGAAGTTTTGGTAAATTACAAATAGAATCCGGAATACTATCAACACAATTATTTAATAAAATAAAATTTAACTCTTTAAATTTCCCAATGTCTTCAGGTATGGTAATAATGATATTATTTTGGGCATTTGTATTTTGAATTTGAAATTCTTTTAAAGTTAGAGGTAAAGACTTAAATAAATCTTCTAACCCATAAAGTGATATAAATTTACCAATAGGTCCATTAGTGAAACTATCAATAACTAATTTCTCACCATTATTTACTGTTACTGAAGATACAAATTTAGGTTTTAATTCTTCTTTTACTTTTTTCAACATTGGAGTATTCAATAATGCAATGTCCTCCCCTGATAATCTACTAATATCACTACCTTTAATTAAATCAATTTTTTTCGTAATATAATATTTTAATACTTCGGGTTCCGATGAATTAATCATCGGTGAAGATAAATTCATTCCTAACGCAATATATTTTTTCTTTAAATTTGGTGTTAGATTAGAATACTGAACATCAGATAAATTAGGGCTATTATACTCTAACCACATTTCTACTTGTTGAGGATTTTCAAAAGACTCCATTGGATTATCTCCAACTCTAGCATTTCTAACAATATTAATTAATTCTTTCTCTTCTTGTGTTAAAGGTTCCGGTTTAAAAATATCTTCTAACCCTTCAAGTTTTGGTACTTTTGAAACAATTTCATCCCAAGGTAAGTTTGTACTACCACCGTATCTTCCCGAGTTAGATTTATCTGCCATTGATTTTCTTCCGTTAGGGTCAACAAGAATTACGGTTGCAAAGTTTAAATCATCAAAACTTTTGTCTTCATCAATAACATAATAAAGTGTTCTTTCATTACCTAGTCTATAATTGTAATACATATTCCCACTACCTTCACGACTCGTACACCAACCTCTACCATTCTTCAAACGAATACATTGGTCTTTAGTTTTTGGTGCAAATATTTTTAAGTTATTTTGGTCATATTTTAAATCAATATCTTCAACATCTTGTTTATCATTACCATTTGATTCTTTTTTACCTTCTAATCCATCTAATAAATGTTCCAATTCAGAAAAAGACATTTTATCAATTCCTTTAGTTTCAAATGGTATTAAATCAAAATTTTCATTGTAATTATTAAGATAAAAAATTATTTGTTCTTTGGTTAAATTGGGATTTTCTTTGGAAAATTTTTCAATCATTTTTTGATTTAGTAATTGATAGTAACCTCTGTCAATTAATCTG